GTAAATGGGTAAAACCAAACAATATCAATGAGAATTGGTGAGTAACCATAACATGTCTTTGATTATGTAGTAAGGTCATTTGTAAGTGCATGATGGGATCCACATCTAATGCACTCTCCAAAGGTGGTCAGAACTTTAAAGATATATACGAGGACTCTAATGTTTCTGTTAGAAACGCTAATGGTCAAACCAAAAGTGGATTGTATTCTTTATTCATTCCAATGGAGTGGAATATGGAAGGCTTTATAGATTTATACGGTATGCCTGTATTTAGGAAACCTGATCAACCTATAAGGGGAGTTGATGGCGCATGGATAACCAATGGAGCTGTAGATTATTGGGAGAACGAGGTTGAGTCTTTAAAAAACGATGCGGACGCTTTAAATGAATTCTATAGGCAGTTCCCTCGTACTGAGTCTCACGCATTCAGAGATGAGAGTAAACAAGCTCTATTCAATCTCACAAAGATATATCAGCAGATAGATTACAATGACTCTGTTATCAAAGAGCATTATCTCACAAGAGGATCTTTCATGTGGAAAGATGGGATAAAAGATTCTGAGGTTATATTCTCTCCTGATAAAAGAGGTAGGTTCCTCGTTAGTTGGATGCCAAGCAAGAGATTGCAGAACAATGTTCACATTAGAAACGGTATAAAGCATCCGGGCAATGAGCACATCGGTTCATTTGGATGTGACTCATATGATATATCTGCAGTAGTTGATGGTAGAGGATCCAATGGATCTTTGCATGGAATGACTAAGTTCCATATGGATGAAGCTCCGGTAAATGAGTTCTTCTTGGAGTACGTAGCAAGGCCGCAGACTGCAGAGATATTTTTTGAAGAAGTGTTGATGGCTTGTATATTTTACGGCATGCCAATATTGGCTGAGAATAATAAACCAAGATTGCTGTATCATTTTAAAAATAGAGGATATCGAGGGTTCTGTATGAACAGACCTGATAAAATTTACGCTAAGCTTTCTGTTACTGAGAAGGAACTTGGTGGAATACCTAACACATCAGAAGACGTAAAGCAATCTCATGCTGCTGCAATTGAATCATACATTGAGAAGTTTGTAGGTATAGATCAATCAGGTTTGTACAGAGAACCTGATCAGATTGGAAGCATGATGTTTACTCGCACACTTGAGGATTGGGCTAAGTTTGACATTAACAACAGAACAAAGTTTGACGCTTCCATTAGTTCGGGATTAGCTATTATGGCTAATCAAAAACATCTTTATGTGCCGGAGAAAAAAGAAAAGAAAATAAGTATTAACTTCGCAAGATATAAAAATAATGGAACAATAAGCGAATTGATTCAATGAAAGATGTAATTATAAATGTAATGGCTACGAGTTTTCCAAGCCAATTTGCAAGTGATACTGAAAAAGCTTCGCAAGAATTTGGACTTCAAGTAGGCCAAGCCATTCAATACGAGTGGTTCCGTAAAGATAGTAATTCGTGTAGATACTACTCTCAATGGAGAGACTTCCATAACTTAAGGCTTTACGCAAGAGGTGAGCAATCTATAGCAAAATATAAAAACGAATTATCTGTAGACGGTGATCTTTCTTATTTGAATTTAGATTGGACTCCTGTTCCTATAATACCAAAGTTTGTAGACATTGTGGTTAATGGAATGTCTGATCGATTGTTCAAAATCAAAGCTTACGCTCAAGATGCTTTGTCCCAATCAAATCGGAACAAGTATCAGGAAATGGTAGAAGGTCAGTCTGCAGCTAAAGGTATTCTTGAAATTATACAACAGAAGACAGGGGTTAATCCATTTATCATGGATCCTGAAGAGCTTCCTGAAAATGACGATGAGTTGTCATTGCATATGCAGCTCAAGTATAAGCCGGCTATAGAGATTGCTGAAGAAGAAGCAATCAATACAATATTCGATGAGAACCGTTATTCAGAGATAAGGAAAAGACTTGACTACGATGCTACTGTTATTGGAATATCTGTAGCTAAACATGAGTTTCTTCCCGGAGCCGGAGTTAAAGTTTCATATGTGGATCCTGCTAATGTTGTTTATAGTTATACAGAGGATCCTTATTTTCAAGATTGTTTTTATTGGGGAGAAATTAAAACGCTTCCTATTACTGAACTATACAAGATAGATCAGTCATTAACTAATGAAGATCTTCAGGATATATCTAAATACAGTCAGAGTTGGTACGACTATTATAACACAGCAAGATTTTATGAGAATAGTTTATTCGCTAAAGATAGCTGCACGTTATTGTATTTCAATTACAAGACAACCAAGAAGATCGTATACAAAAAGAAAATACTTGACAATGGCGGTACTCGTGTAATTGAGAAGGATGATAGTTTCAATCCACCTGCCGACATGATGGAGGAAGGAAATTTTGAGAAGATAGAAAAAGTAATTGACGTTTGGTACGAGGGCATCATGGTCATGGGTACAAATATCCTTTTGAAATGGGAGATGGCTCAGAACATGGTTCGTCCTAAGTCAGCTTCTCAGCATGCCCTTCCAATGTATGTTGCTTGTGCTCCTAGAATGTACAAGGGTGTTATTGAATCTTTGGTTAGAAGGATGATACCATTTGCTGATCTTATTCAGATCACTCACTTGAAACTACAGCAAGTGATTGCCCGGGTTGTACCTGATGGTGTATTCATCGATGCTGATGGGCTTAATGAGGTTGATCTTGGTACAGGAGCTGCCTATAATCCGGAGGATGCTTTGAGATTGTATTTCCAAACCGGTAGTGTAATTGGAAGAAGCTACACTCAAGATGGTGAATTCAATAATGCTCGGGTACCTATCACTCAGTTGACATCTAACTCAGGAGCATCAAAGACTCAGATGTTGATTGCTAATTATAACCATTACATGGATATGATTAGAACAGTTACAGGATTGAATGAAGCTCGTGACGGATCCAATCCGGATCCTAATTCATTGGTTGGATTGCAAAAGCTTGCAGCTCTTAATTCTAATACAGCTACTCGACACATTCTCGAAGGTGGATTGTTTATTTATAGATCATTAGCTGAAGCTATTACGTATAGAATTGCAGACATACTTGAGTATTCTGACTTTAAAGATGAGTTCATTAATCAGATAGGAAAATATAATGTTTCTTTGTTGAGTAATATTGCTGATTTATATATTTACGACTTTGGAATATTCATAGAGGTATCGCCTGATGAAGAGCAGAAGTCTCAACTTGAGGCCAATATTCAAATGGCATTGTCAAGAAATAATATAGATATTGAGGATGCGATTGATATTAGAGAGATTAGAAATATAAAACTCGCTAATCAATTACTCAAGATGAAGAGGATTAAGAAGGAACAGAGAGAGGAAAAGATGGCAATGCAGAAGCAAGCTATTATATCTGAGCAACAATTAAAGTCTCAGCAATTAGCAGGACAGATTGCTATGCAAAAGATTGACATAGATACGCAGTCAAAGATGAAATTGAAGCAAGCTGAAGTTGCATTTGACATTGAGAAAATGAAGCAGGAAGCTTTCCTTAAAACTCAATTGATGGCTGAGGAATTCAAATATAATCAACAACTTGCTCAAATTCAATCCGGTACTTTGAGTCAAAGAGAAATGAAGAAGGAGGATGCTAAGGATAAGCGTGTTAGTATTCAGAATACTCAGCAATCAAAGCTTATTGAACAGAGAAAAAACAATCTACCCTCTATCAATTTTGAATCAAATGAAGATAGTTTAGACGGGTTTGAATTCTCTGAATTTGAGCCACGATAAAAAATATCAAATTTTTGTTTAAATTTGCAACAAATCAAATCTTAATAAAATGGAATTTAAAGCAGTTAGATTAGTTGAAGGCGAAGAAACAAAAAGCCAAGCTGAGTTAGAAACTCAGGTACTTAAGGAACATGAACAGCAGCAGGCAGCCGCAGATGAAGCAGCAGCACAAGCAGCCGGAGATGATGGAGGAGGCGGTGATGATGGATCAAATAATCTACCTGAATTAAAAGAAGAAGACGTTCTTTCATATATTGGAAAAAGGTACAATAAGCAAATCAATTCATTTGATGAGTTGATGGCCGAGCGTAGTCAGGCAGAAGAAATGCCTGAGGATGTGGCTGCTTATATGAAGTACAAAAAAGAAACAGGGCGTGGATTCGATGACTTCTTAAAACTTAGAGAAGATTTCGATTCCATGAATCCTGACAATCTTTTGAAAAGTTATCTGAAATCAACTCAAGATGGTCTTGATGATTCTGATATCGAAGTTTTAATGTCTGATTATCATTATGATGAAGATCTTGATGATGAATCTACCGTTAAAAAAATAAAGATTGCAAAAAAGAAAATTGTTGCGGAAGCAAAAAAATTCTTCAATGACCAAAAGGAGAAATATAAAATGCCACTTGAGTCAAGATCGGCAGGTATCTCTGATGAGGAAAAGGAAGAGTTCGATGCTTACAAACAATATATAAAGCAAGCGAAAACGCTCGAAGAAGAGACGAGTCGTAAGCGTCAATGGTTTGACCAAAAGACGAATGAAGTTTTTAGCAAAGAGTTCAAAGGTTTTGAGTTTGATGTTAATGACAGAAAAATTACATTCTCTCCGGGAGACGCAACTGAGTTAAAGAGAAACCAATCAACTCCACAAAACTTTATACAAAAGTATTTGGATGAGAGTGGAATGATCAAAGACGCAGTTGGATACCACAAGGCGTTATCAATTGCAATGAACCCCGACAAGTTTGCTAAATTCTTTTATGAACAAGGAATGGCAGATGCTACTGATGATGTTACGCGCAAGATAAAGAACATAAATATGTCTGAGCGTAGAGCACCTGAAGTAGGTAAAGTTTCGGGAGGAATTCAGGTTAAAGCTTTGAATCCTGATTCCGGAAGAAGTTTAAAAATTCAAAGCATGAAAAAAGTTTAACATTAAAAATTTAAAAAAATGCCTATTTTAGGAACCCCTACTTTTGATTTGCAACCCGCATCAGAGCGAGTTGCTTTACAAACCAATTACATTACTAACTTCAACTTCTTGAATCAGTATCTTCCTGATACTTATGAGAA